GTTACAAGGTATGACGTTTGGTTTTGGCGATGAGATTGTTGGCGGCATGGCTGGCGGCATAACAGCAGCAGGCAATGTAATAAGAGGCCAGCCAGCAGACCTTGGCGGCGAAATGCAGAGGTTTACTGAGCAGGAAAGGCAGCGAATTGGGCAGTTTAGGCAAGAAGCGCCGGTTACTGCTATTGGTTCAGAATTAGCTGGGGCTGTTGCGTCAAGTATAGTTGCTCCTCCTGTTCGCGCACTTCAAGCCTTGGCTCCTGTTACTAGAGCTGCTGTGACTGGCGGCGCTAGTGGCGCGCTTTACGGCTTTGGCACAGGTGAGGGCGGTGTTGCAGAAAGGGCGCAAAATGCTGTAGAGGTTGGCATTCCGTCTGCACTGTTCGGTGGCGCATTACAAGGCACTATTCAAGTGGTGGGCAGAAACGCGCCAAGAATTGCAGCCTTGTTTAAGCGGTCTGCTGAAAGACCTTCAATAGAGACTTTGAGAAACACAAAAAACGCAGCATACGATGCGGTAGATCAGTCTGGATTAACCTTTAATCCTGCACAAATGAATGGCCTGCTTGCGGCTGCGCGTCAGGCTGCGGATGATGTTAATTATGTGCCTGATGTTGATAGAAACACCTTTGCTGCTATTCGTATGATTGAAAATAATGCAGGAAAAGATGCAACCATTGGTCAGCTTGACAAGTTAAGGCAGGGGTTGTGGAGCAGGTATAATTCGTCAAACGGTAAAGAGCCAGCAATTCTTAATATGATCGATGCCGTTGATAACATGATCGCTGCACATCCTTCAACTGATGCGATGATGACGCTTGCTAGAGAGGCAAACGGCAGATTTAAAAAAGCTGAACTGTTGGACTTTGCCTTTAATCGCGCAGAGCTACAAACTGCGGCAACCGGGTCTGGCGGCAATATATTGAACAAATACAAACAAGCTGTTACATCAATCTTAACAAACCCAAACCAAGCAAAATATTTCAATGATGCTGAAAAGGCTCAGATGGAAGCATTAGTGCGTGGCGATATTACTGAAAATGTTTTGAGAAGGATTGGCAAACTATCGCCATCTGGCAATGGACTTATGCTTGCGCTCAATATTGGCGCAATCGCAGCAAACCCAGCAATGGCGGTTTTAACAGCGGCTGGCGCAGGGGCAAAAGCGTTATCAGACAGTTCTGGGCAAAGGGCTGTTCAAGGATTATTAAACACTGTTTCTGGTGTTCCGCTTAGACCTGCTGTGCAAGTGCCTTTCATCGCTGGTGCGCCTCAAGCTGGGGCTGTTCTGACTAGCGACACATTGCAAAGGTAATCATGGTAAAATTTGACGCATTAGGGGAATTAAGCAATGGCGCTTGTAACTCAGGAAAGAGCAAAAGAGCTTTTAGAATATACTCCTGAAAATGGATTGTTGGTGTGGAAGAAAACAAATTCCAATGTTGCCAAGAAAGGCTCTATAGCTGGCTATGTGTCAAAGGCAGATAACAGGGTCAGCGTCAGGATAGATAGGAAACTTTATAAGGCGCACAGAGTCATCTTTTTAATGATGAATGGAGAATGGCCTGAAGAAGTCGATCATATAAATGGGGACTCCTCTGATAATCGGTGGGATAATTTAAGAAGTGTATCGCACCGTGAAAACATGAAAAACAGAAAGGCTTGCTCAAACAGCAAGACAGGAATCATGGGTGTTGTTTGGAATCGGCACAATAGTAAGTGGCGAGTCCGAGCAAAGGCGCTTGATGTACATCTTGAGATTGGAAGTTTCTTTGATTTCTTTGACGCTTGCTGCGCCAGAATATCTGCTGAAAACAAAATGGGATTCCATGCGAATCACGGGAGGGTAGCACCATAGCGCGTTACGGCGATCTAGATTCACAATACTTCGATGACGCGGGCGATCCTCTGATCTCTGGCAAAATCTACTTCTACGAGACCGGCACGAGTACGCCCAAGACCACTTACTCAGACGTTAACCTCACGATACCAAACACGAATCCAGTGATCCTGACTGCTGCTGGTAGGCAGCCCAACATCTTCTTCGATGGCGTGGCTAAGGCTATTCTGACCACCAGTGCGAATGTTCAGATACTTGTGCGCGATCCAGTAGGCCAGACAACCAGTGCCTTTGGTGATGCTTGGGTATCGTCCAAGATTTACGGTGCCAATGACGTAGTGCAGGGCAGTGACGGCGAGTTCTACGTCTCTCTAGCAGCCAATAACGTCAACAACAACCCAGCGTCTACTAGCGGGTACTGGGTTCTGCTGTACTCGGTCGATTGGAATTCAGGCATAACGTACACAGAAGGCGCTGTTGTTACTGTTAGCAATCTGCTTTATCAGTCTCTCCAGAACTCAAACCTGAATAAAAACCCGACTACTGAGGCTGCTTACTGGCGGCTGATTAGCCTGGCTTATGTGTCCACTGTTACCTATACAGTCGGCCAGAACGTGGTCGGCCCTGATGGAATATTCTACACAGCGTTAAGAACAACTGTAGGCGACACTCCGGCATCCTCTCCAAGTGACTGGGTGGGAACGAGTGCTGCTGCTGCGGCTTCTGCAACGGCTGCTGCTGCCTCTGCGACTGCTGCTGCTGGCTCTGCATCAACTGCGACTACACAGGCCACCAACGCAGCCACAAGCGCGTCTACGGCCACTACACAAGCTACTAACGCAGCGACCAGTGCATCTACAGCAACGACCCAGGCTAGTAACGCCAGTACATCAGCAAGTAACGCATCTACAAGCGCAACGAATGCTGCTGCATCAGCAAGCACAGCATCTACGCAGGCAAGCAACGCTTCTACTAGTGCGACGAATGCGGCATCCAGTGCGACCTCTGCAACTGCTTCAGCCTCTACTGCTACCACTCAAGCGTCTAACGCTTCGACCAGTGCCAGTAACGCTTCAACGAGCGCAAGCAATGCAAGCACAAGCGAGACCAACGCAGCGGCTAGTGCATCAACTGCTACTACTCAAGCGACTAATGCCGCTACAAGCGCATCCAATGCAAGTACCAGTGCCACTAACGCTGCTTCATCAGCATCTGCTGCTAGTACATCTGCAACAAACTCAGCGGCATCTGCAACCAGTGCTGCTAACAGCTTTGACCTGTTTGACGATAGGTTCTTGGGAGCTAAAGCATCTGACCCAACACTAGACAATGACGGCAACGCTCTAGTGGAAGGTGCTTTGTATTTCAACAGCACTACGGACACTTCAAGAGTTTATAACGGCACTGCTTGTCAGAATGTTGCTCCGGTAGCCACAACGATTGACCTAGCGACTCAGGTTACGGGGACTCTTGCTTATACTAACGGTGGCACGGGAATTACATCGCCAGGCACACTTGGCAACGTCCTGACCTCAACCGGCACAACATGGTCAAGCGCACCTCCTGCTGCTGGCGGTCTTGAATATGTAGTGAAGACAGCCAACTACACCACTTTCGACAAAGAAGGCGTACTTGCAGATACCTCTGGCGGTGCGTTTACCGTTACTCTGCCAGCAACTCCGGCAACAGGCGCTCAAGTAGTTGTGGCTGACTCAGGGTCGTTCTGGGGTACTAACAACCTCACAGTCGGCAGAAACGGCTCAACGATTGGCGGTCTGGCTCAAGACCTTGTGTGCGACATTACCGGCGCAAGTGTGCAACTCGTTTATGACGGCTCTACTTGGGAAGTCTACGCTCAGATCGGCGGTAACGGCGGCACTGCTGTAACGCTGGACGGGACTCAGACGCTGACCAACAAGACATTGACTGCGCCTGTGATGACGGCTCCTGTATTGGGTACACCTGCAAGCGGAACTCTAACCAACGCAACTGGGCTACCAGCAGCAGGCGTAATTAATACTGCCGCAACGCTGACCGACACTCAAACCCTGACCAACAAGACGTTAACTGCTCCAACTATTGCGTCAGCTAACCTAACTACAGCATTAACTTTAGCTGGTGCAGCGGGCACGAATGGACAGGTGCTTACAAGTGCGGGTTCAGGTTTGCCGAGTTGGACAACACCTGCTGGCGGTTTTACCGCAATGCAAGTTTTTACATCATCAGGCACATTTACCATCCCATCTGGAAAAACAACAATTAAAGTGACCGTGGTTGGTGCTGGCGCAGGTGGAGAGAGTTATAACGCCGCTACTGCTGCAACTAATGGTGGAGGTTCCACGGTTGCATCTGGAACACAAACTATTTCTACTATTACTGGCGGCGGGGGTGTTACCCCGGTTAACAGTACAGGTAATGCTTATCGTCCGGGAAATGGAGGAACGGCTTCTGGTGGTGATATTAATTTTGTTGGAAGTGCTGGTGGTATGGGAGATTTAGTCTCTTATGGTCAGGCTGGATTTGGAGGGGGGTCTTTTCTTGGAGGTATTACTCCCCCTGTTTACCAAACTACTGGTGCAGCGGGTAGCGCTTACGGTTCTGGCGGTTCTGGCGGTTCAAGCGCTGGATATGCAGGCGGCGGTGGCGGTGGCGGTGGCGCAGCAATAAAGTATTTAACAAGTTTAACTCCCAGCAATACGCTTACGGTCACTATTGGAGCCGCAGGTGTTGGAGGTTCAGGCGGTGGTTACCCCGCAGGTGGTGATGGATTCAAAGGCGTTGTTTTCATTGAATATTAAGGAATAGTTATGCAAGCGCACATTATTGAAAACGGCATAGTAGTCAACACCATCGTAGTTGATTCACTTAACTTTATGCCCGGTCTTATTGAAGCTCCAGCGGGCACTGGCATTGGCTGGTCATATGTCAACGGGCAGTTTGTTGACAACCGTCCACAACCAGAAGTGGTAACACCACCCGCACCAACCAAAGAAGAGTTGCTTGCACAGCTCAATGCACTTGCAGCTCAAATCCAAGCATTGGAGTAAATCATGGCAACTCTCTCAAGCATCATCACCCCGACTAACCTTGTCACGTTGACTGGCACAGCCACGCTGACCAACAAGACGCTGACTGCGCCGACCATCAACGGCATCACTGGCGTTCTAGATATAAATACAGGCGCTTCTATTGCCTCAGCAGCAACGATCAATCTGGACACCGCAACAGGCAACCGAGTACACATCACAGGCACAACAGCAATAACCGCTGTCACCCTGACCCGCGGGCCTAGAACAGTTATCTTTGACGGCATCCTGACGCTAACTCATAACGCAACAACCAATAACCTGCCGGGCGCTGCTGACATAACAACTGCGGCTAGTGATCGAGCAATTTACGAAAGTGACGGTACAACTGTTTACTGCGTGAGTTACATCAAAGCAAGCGGTGAGGCAGTAGCATCTAGCGGTGGAACACCTGATTTTCTTCTCTTTACAGTAGGAGTCATTTAAATGGCAACACAAGCACAATACGCAGCAGTACCCAAAGTTGGTGCAGTTTTAATCAGCACAGCAAATACTAACCGTGATGGCACTGGCACGATTGGCACTGTGTTCACTGCTGGAGCAAACGGATCACGAATTGACTCAATTGATGTGCAGGCAACTGCAACGGTCACAGCAGGCATGATTCGTCTGTTTATCCATAACGGCACAACCGCATTTTTATTCACTGAAGTGCCAGTAGTGGCCGTTACGCCAAGCGGTACTTTGCCAGCGTTTAACTCACAGTTTACAACAAACACAACAGCGGTTCTGCCGATTGTTATTCCAACAGGCTACTCGCTGAGAGCGTCAACAAACAACGCTGAGTCGTTTAACATTATTGCATTTGGAGGTGACTTCTAATGAACAAAGGAACATACGGGTATCCATTACCGCCCGCTGCGGTTACACGCACTGCTCCACCTCAATGGCGTCAGTACAAACTAATAACAGCGACTACCTCTACCGAAACAGTACCGCTTAATGTATTTCAGATTGGCGTAGCAGTTTGGGGTGGCGGGGGTGATGGAAACAGCAACTCTAACCCAGGTTCTGGCGGTGGCGGTGGCGGCTTTTCTTTTGGAATTATTGACGTAGTTCCGGGGCAGCGTCTTGCAACGCTAACCGTGGGGAGCGCAGGCGGCACATCTAGCTACGGCACTCTTCTGACGTCAACAGGCGGCCAAACGACATCGAGTGGCACTGGCGGGGCTGGTGGCACTGGAACGGCATCTAATACGTTGCGCGGAGCTAGGACTGCAAGCGGCGGTGCGGGTGGGGGAGCTAGTTCCAGCGGGCAGTGCGGTGGAGGAGGAGCCGGATCATTTTACGGAGTTGGTGGGGCTGGCGGTACAAGCTTTGCAAGTGGTGCGTGTACGGGCGGCGGCGGTGTTGGTGGCTCTGGAGGCAGTGGGTCTAATTCAAACACTGGGTCTGGTGGGGGTGGCGTATTTGACGCCGGTACCACCGCTGGCAATGGCAGCGGCGGCGGGGGTGGGTCAGGTAGTGCGGGCCAATACAGCACAGGGGGTCAAGGTGGAAATGGCGGTTCTGGCAGCTCTTCTGGTGTTTCATCTATTAACGGGTCAACTAATAATTCTCTGAATCAAGGCGGCGCTGGGCAAGGAGGTTTTGGGCACAGCTCTACTAATAATTCCACTAACGCAGGTAATGGCACTGGCGCTGGTGGCTGGCTGGACGTTGCAAACTACACTTTAGGTGGTGGTGGTGGTGGCGGCGGGCAAGGGGCAAATAGCTCTTTTGGTGCCCGTGGTGGAAATGGTGCTGCTGGCGGCGGCGGCGGCGGCGGCGGAAACTCCTCAGATGGTTTTGGCGGAAACGGCGGATTCGGTGGCGGCGGTGGCGGAGCTGGTTCTGGTGGTAGTGGATTGCCGGGTGGCAATGGTGGGCCTTTAGGCGGCGGCGGCGGAAGTTGGACTAACAACGCTGGCAAGGGAGGGCTTGCTGGCGGAGGCCAGGGTGGCGCAAGCGGCTCAAGCAGTGGCGGCAACGGGGTTATTGTTCTTTATTGGACAGAGGGCTACTAAATGAAAAAGGCATGGCAAGACCCTATTGGTGTTATCCGTGATATTTGTCATGGCGACCCAGCCGAATGCTATCACCCAGACATTGCAGCCTTTTACACCACAGACGTACCCGATACTGCGGTCAATCGCGCTACACTGGTTGCTGGTGTGTGGACTAATCCTCCAGCACCTGTGCTGCCTACGGACGCAGAGATTGCATTACAGCAAGCAACGCACAAAGCACAAAGCGATACTGAGCAGGCCGCAAGTGTACGAGCCTCACGCACACAGAAGCTCAAGGACTGCGACTGGACTCAGCTTGCTGACAGCACAGTAGACAAAGCAGCATGGGCTACCTATCGGCAAGCACTGCGAGATATTACAACGCAAGCAGGCTTCCCTTGGACTGTCGAGTGGCCCGTACAGCCTTGAGGTGACCAATGAACATAGATGAGATAGCCCTACGCCAAATCATCCGCGAGGAAATGAAGTCCGTGCTCAAAGAGGTTGGCCTCCACGACGAGGACGCTGGCAACGATGTGAGAGACCTTCGCTCTTTGATTACCGACTGGCGCGGCATGAAGAAAGTCGTCTGGCAGACCGTAGCGCGGGCAGGCACAGTGTTTGTGTTAGGACTCCTGATGCTTGGGGCCTGGTCTAAACTCAATGGTGGGGACAGTCCTGAATGATTGATCCCGTCTCCGCCTTAGCCATAGCGACCTCTGCCTACA